AGTGTTTATTTTACAAAGGCAGACTGTTTAACTTCTGGCGGAACTAATTATTTAGACTGTAGGCTAGTACACTGGTTCACAGATAATATTAGAGAGGTTAATATATATGCAGTTTATGGTAAAGAAGATGAGCAGTTAATATTCCGAGGTATTATAAAAAACAAATCTGAACTTAAAACATTACTAAAACAATTAGGTATAGATGGAAAATAAAGAAAATATTATATGCTATGATATAGCAATGACTCCTGATGAGGTGCCTTTAGAGAAAATAATTGAAATAGCAAAAGAATTCAATTATTTATTTTATGATAGTTATAAACATGAAAGTCAATTTCCTATTCAAGTACCTTATGTATTAAATGGTAATAAGATGACTAAATATTTAGTAGATGTTTCTACTGTAGAAGGTAAAAATAAACTTAAAGAAGTTTTAGATGGAAAGTAATTTAAAAGAACAATTAAAAGATATAGCTTTACCATTAGTAGAAGGAGAAGAAGTTAAACAAGTTCCTGAAGCTGATGATATAGAAGCTAAAATTTCATTATGGCTAGAGAAGCATCCTGGATTTGATATGGTAACTATGACTGCTAGGCCAGCTGATATGCCATACGAACTATATACTATTATTAGAAGAGTTGCTAAGAGAGCATTAAAAAGACATAGAGATACTTCTAGAAAAAGAACTATATATCAATAATTTAAAGTGATGTAAATGAATATATTAACTGAGAGAGATTGGAAAATAATGAAGCGTCCTATATATCCAAATATTGAATTTTGGAGTGAAGAGAACAGAATACAAATTCAATCTATGATAGGAATATCTATAAAAGGAGAAGAATATTATTTTCCATTAATTAAGATTATGAAGATTAATGAAATAAGCGAGTTCTGGAGACTAACAGATGAGTATACTGAAACGATGAGAGAAATCTTTAAGCAATATTTATCTGGAGAAGTTGATATAGAAAATGATGATAATATTTATAAAATAGAGAAAGCATAATGGAAGACAGAGTATTATTTATTAAAAATAGCATTCCTTTAAAGGAATCTGATGAATTTGTTATTGGTTCTGAGTATTTTAATAAATACGGTGAAGGATTAAAGTATTTAGGAGATGATGAGTTTATTAAAACAAAAGACACGCCGTTAGTATCTGGAAGACAACTTCTTGAATTGAAAAGAATAGAAGCATTAAAGTTATTTTGGATATTATCAAATAAAGTAAATGATGATAAAGATACCGATTAAGACAACCGAAGGTAAATTTTATAGACAGTTTTTAGAACTATTCAGAAGTTTACCACCATTCAATTTATTAAGAACCAGAGAGTTGGATGTTTTAAGTCAAATATTATTTCAGAATAATAAATATAAATCAATAGATCCTAAAACCAGATCTTTAATAATCTTTAGTAAAGAGATTAGAAAAGAGATGAGGTCTTCTATTAATATATCAGAAGATATATTTAATAATAATTTATCTGGAATAAGAAAAAAAGGTTTAGTTAATGAGGATAATGAATTAGTTTCGTTACTGTCTAGTCTATATTTTGATAAAGAATTTAAACTAGAATTTAATTTTAAATTATAATGAATTACTCAACAGAAGAAGTTATACAGTTAGAAAGCCTAAATGAAGTAGATAGAATTTATGGTAAGTTCGAAAAGATATTAAAAGGCTTTAAAGAAATTAGAGGAGATGAGTTTTCTTATAGTATAGATATAGATTATAATAAATTAGAGTTAAGCATTAAAATGTCATTTAACCAAGATGTTAATACAGAAACAACTCCGCAAGCTAATTAAGGATGTAGCAGAAAGTCAAGAGTTATCATTTGAGGAGACTAGAGAAATAGTATACTCTCAATTTAAATACCTTAGAAAGGAAATAGAGAAAGGCAGTAAGGATGAGCCTAGTACTTTTAGTAATATATTATTGAAGTATTTAGGAACGTTTCATATAACGGAAAGGAAAATTGTTTTCCTTAAAAATAAAGTATTTAGGCATAACAGAAATCTTAATGAATAACATAACTGAAAATTTTAATGTAACCAATATATTTTGGGAATACAATCCTCAATTTAAGATAGTTAGCCCATTTAAAGAGTTATTTAACTCTGATAAATCTAGAGGCAAGAAGACTAGTTCAAATATAATGTGGGCTATATCTTTATGTTACCATCCAAAATCTGACTTATATGGATTGCCAGATAAGGAAGAAAGAGTTTTTGATATGGTAAAAGATAAGTCATTTAAGTTAGAAGATTATAATGATCATGTAGAACTATTTACTAGTAGCTGTTTGAGTCAAGCAGAGAAATCTGCTGTAGCATGGGATGAGTTTATGAGGAAGAGAGACATATTTATTAAGGCTCAAGAATATACTTTAGATACATATGATGACTTTGGTAAACTTCAGAAGGGCACTGCTGATCAATTAGATAAGATAGCTAGTAATACTGGTAAGATGTATGCTGATTATGTTAAAATTAAAAAGGAATTAAATGAAGAAGAAACAGCAAAGGGTAAGGGAGGGAAAAACCTTAGTCTTTCAGACTCAGGAGAAATCTAATATGTGGATTGATTATAATGAATGGCTTCATTTAAGATGGTGGCGTACTAGTAGGCATATAACATTTGAAGAGTTTAAAAATAATTATGAAAACAAAAATAAATAATGGCAAGCACACAAAAATATAATATAGGAGATAAGATATACCATATAATGCTAGATAGTCCTAAAGGTTTTATATTTGATGTTTCATATTCATTTAGATATGATGAGTATAAGTATTTAGTTATATGGACAAAAGATAGTGAGACATGGTGTAATGTAGATGAGTTAACTACAGAGAAAAATATTGATTTAGGATGATAATAAACAATTCTAACTTTCTCATAAATGAGGTTCCTAACTTTCATCCTATTTCACAGAGATATGATTATCTAGATTGGTGGAGATCACAAAAGCGAGCATGTATAGAAGGGAAATGGTTTTCTGGTAAATGGATGCCTGGGACGCTTTATTACTATACTAATTTTCATACTATTTCTGTAGAGAGTAAAGAAGCTCAAGGTAGATTACTTGGTCGTCCGTGGCTTAGAGATATCGAATGGGAAAAAGCTTATATATATGAAGAGGCTTGTGGTTTTAGTGGATTTTCTGGTGACGAGAAATATACTTGTAATCATAACAATCAAGCTAAAAATGTTATAGATTTAGAGTGTTTTACTAAGAGCACTGAAGTTATGATGGCTAATGGATCTATTAAATATATTGAAGATATAAAGATTGGGGATAGAGTGATGGGGCCAGATTCTAAACCAAGAAATGTCTTAGCGACACATAACGGGGTTGATGACATGTATGAAATTAAGTCTAAAAGATTTGATTCATACATTTGTAATTCTAAACATCAAATAGCTTTGTTTAAACGAGAACGCTTAAATGGAAAATACGTAGATGGTGTTAGAGAGCCTGGAATATATAAAACATCTTACGATAGTATTTCTTTAGGTGAATTATTAGAAAAACAGTCTCAATCTTCTTTTACAGATAGATTTTATTTATATCAAGGATCGGAGTTAAATTTTGAAGGCGAAACTACTATACCTATAGATCCTTATTTTATAGGATATTGGTTGGCTGATGGTCGATCTAATACAGTCTCTATAAAATCTGTAGATAAAGAGTCTATTGATAATTTAACTTTAGGAAATAGAGTTATAAGAACACATGATGCTGTTGGTAACAGGCAGCAAGCTTTTGAGATTAAATGGCTTAAAGATAAAAACCCTGAGATATATGAAATTATAAAACCAATGCTGTATAATAAGCATATACCTCAATATATAAAAACTGCATCACTAGAGCAAAGACTACAGCTTCTAGCGGGTATTATTGATGGTGATGGCTGTTATGATAAAAAAGCCAATTCTTATGATATATATGCTGGGTTAAATAAAAAATTAGCAGACGATATTTGCTTTGTGGCTAGGACTTGCGGGTTTTATTCTAATATAACCAAAAGAGTTAGAGCTGGATATTCTGACACATATAAGGTTATAATAAGCGGAAATATTTGGAACATCCCCTGTAAATATAAAAGAAAAAAAGCTAAATTTGTAGACAGAAGAATTAATGTAAAGCACTCATCTTTTGAAATCATACCTAAAAAAATAGATGTGTTTTATGGAATAGAGGTTGATGGTGATAATTTATTTCTCCTAAGTAACTGTGTTACAGTGCATAACAGTCGCGGCGGAGGAAAATCTTTCTGGAGCTCAGGATTAATAAATCACAACTTCTTATTTGATGGAGCAACTGATTATGATTATTATCTAGATAAAATATCTAAAGGAGAAACTCTTAGATCAGACACTGTTGTAGGAGCTGTTGAAGCAAAGTTCTCAAGTGATTTATTAAGTAAGTCTAAAGTAGCGTTTGAGAATCTTCCTGGAAGACAAGAGATTAATGGAGAGGTATTTGAGTCTCCACTGTATAAAACATTTACTGGATCAATGGCATCTGGTAAGGACTTCTATTCTGCAAAGAGTAAATCAGTTATTCATCATCGTACTTTTGCAGATGATCCATTAGCTGCCAATGGTACTAGACCTAATAGGGCTTTCCTTGAAGAAGTTGGATTCCTATCTAGTATTATAGAAGTATGGGGAGCTTTAGAATCTACTCAACAATCTTCTGAATTTAGAAACTTAGTTATATATGGATTAGGAACTGGAGGTTTAACAAAAGCTGGAGCTGCACTATATGCTAAAGAAGTTTTCTATAATCCTGAAGATTACAATTGTTTAGCGTTTGATGATAAATGGGAAAATAAAGGTAAAATAGGTTTCTTTTTACCAGCAATAAAAACTTTAAATAAGTTTAAAGAGACTGATAATTACATCACTAATGATGAGAAATCTTTAAAGTTTATTGAAGGTAATAGAGCTAAAGCTAAAGAATCAAACTCTAAACTTAGATATATTACTGAAAGGATTAATGCTCCATTAGTTCCATCTGAAATATTTCTTACTACTGAAGGTGGTATATTTCCTATTGAAGATTTAAATGCTAGATTAGCAACATTAGAATCAAATAGAACAATACTTAATTCAACATACAAAGTAAGATTTAACTTAATAGAAGGAAAGCCTCAATTAACTACAACAACTAAAGGAGTTATTAGAGAATACCCAGTAAGAAGAGGTATTGATTTAGATTCTGCTATAGAGTTATTTGAATTACCAAAAAAAGATCATAATGGAAACATTCCTTGGGGTAAATATATTGCTGGATGGGACCCTGTTGATGTAGATGGTAATGATGATATTACTCAATCTTTGCAATCAGTATTTATAATGGACTTATGGACTAATAGAATAGTTGCTGAGTATACTGGTAGAACTAGAATAGCTGAAGATTATTACGAACAAGTTAGAAGGTTATTGTTATTTTATAATGCAATATGTAATTATGAAAATAATATAAAAGGGCCATATGGATACTTTAAAAACAAAAACTCATTACACTTACTTGCTGAAACTCCAGATATATTAAAGGATCAAAACTTATTAAAAGGATCAACAATAGGTAATAAGGCATTAGGCACAAGGACAAATAATGAGATAATAAATTATGGTTTAGGATTACAGGTTAGTTGGATGGATGGAGAGGC